AATCAAAAGAAAAGAGGTGAAGAATTATTAGAGGTTAATAAAGCAATAGAAGATGCGACTGTTGATTTAATTGAAAACTCTGAAGAACGTAAAATTGCAGCAGTAAAATTAGGTCTAAAACGTAAAATAGCGGCTATAAAAACAACAGGACCTGAAGAAACTAAACTTAGAACGCTTTTTGAAAGACAGGCTGAAAGAGAAATTACTAATATTAAAAAAGAAGAAGCTGAAAAACGTGCGAAAGCTGAAAGTGATAGACTATTAAAAGAAGCTAAAGATAGAGAAGAGGAGGCTAAAAAAACTATTGAAAAACAAAAACAACGTAATAATGCTGAATTAGATGAAATTGATAAATTTTTTGAAGAGGAACGTATTAAAATTAATCTATCATATGCAAAAAGACAGATTGATAAAGAAGAATTTGAAAAACAAATAAGTAATTCAGAAGAACAACAAAGACAGGTTAGATTAGCTACTGAAATCCAATTTGGAAAAGATGTAATTAAATTACAAGCAGATCGAGCTAAAGCGCAAGCAGATTTAAGAACGGCTAACGATATTGCTCAAGCGTTAGCTGATAAAACCAGACTTGATAATATCGATAAAATTATCGATAAAAGAAAAGAATTTGCTAAAAACGAAATTCAAATAGCTAAATTAGAGATTGAAGGCTTCAATCAAAAAATAGCTTTACTTGAGGCTGAGGGTATACGAGAGGGTGAGCTTTATGAAAAACTTATTGATCAAAAGGGTGCAGCAGAGCTGAGATTAAGAAATGCTACCATTCAATATGAAAAAGATAAAGCTCAAGCTAGATTAGATGCCGCGCAACAAGGTTTAATTGAAGCTCAAAATTTTTCAAACGCTATTCAGGGTTTATCTGATGCTATATTCGCAAATGAATTAGCAAATGCTCAAGGTAACGCTGAAGAAGAAGAAAAAATACGTAAAAAAGCTTTTGAAGCAAATAAAGCTCTTGGTATTGTAAATGCTGTTATAAGTACTGCACAGGCCGTTATTTCTGGTTTTAATGCTGGTGCTTCAATGGGTCCAGCTGGTGTGGTTATGGGACCTGTTATGGCGGCTCTCGCAGGTGTAACAGGGGCCATTCAGATAGCGACCATAGCAAGTTCTCAATATACACCAACTGGTGGAGGTACTGCTGCTACTACTATTGAACCGCCATCACCATCTACGCCAGCTTCGCTTACACCTAACGTAAATTTTGCAAGCACAGGTACTGGGTTTAATCAAGTTGGTGGTGGTAGTAATCAATTCCAAATGTCGGCTTCAATTTCTGTGGCAGAAATAAATTCTGTGCAAAATCAGGTTGCGGTGTACGAGACTGGTTCATTAATTGGTGGCGGTGGATAATTCTAAACGACATATGATGGCCATTATCCGTAGAAAAATGATTTCTAAGGTGAAACCATCTGGTAAGATATATGATAGAAAAAAGAAAGGTGACCATTTCTAGTCACCTTTCCAAACAAACAAAAAACATTACAAACGAGTTACTTAGAAAATGTCACGAAACTAAGACACCCTATTCATAATACAAATATACTTATTAATTATCTATATTTCAACTTTGTTTCTTTTTTTTTTTTGAACTCTTTCACACTATTGTAGATTACGTCAAAAGTTGCTTGCATAACTTCTTCTGATTCTTCAATCGGAGTTCCAACCCAAATATGAAAGATAAAAGCAACCCATCTTTTTTTATCTTGGTATTCTTTCATCAACTCAGCAGCTTTTTCATAATTCTCTTCTTGTTCTAAATCGGTTATCTGATCTATCAACCAAATAAAATATTTAGAAAATTCTTGATTAACTTGGTCTAATTGCTGATTGATATGGTCTTTATCAATATTTTGTATATCGCAGTTTATCATTTCATATAAGTTTTAAGATTTTCTATGTTAGTTACAAGATTCGGATTCATTTCAAACCTGTCATACCAGTTACCTTGACCATCAACATAGCGTGTCAGCTCACCACAGACATTATAAGCGTACCAACGCGTTGAATCATCATCTTCTACAACTTTAACGTAAAAGTCGCTGTAATCGAAGATTTCGTGTGCTATATCAGTTAATGACATTGATGGTGTCATATCAAGTTCTTCAAGAAACTGGCAGAAGATTGGAAACTGATTATCGTTTATTGTTATTGTTTTGCGGTTATAATCGATAATTGTATTATCTTCCAACCATTCGTATTTTAAAAGTCCTGTTCTCATTTTTTGTTTGTTTTTTAGTTTTTATTTGTTATTTAATAAATATTATTATATCTCCAAGTAGCACCAATCATATTTAGTTGATACATATTGTAATTGTAATTTCCGATATAGTAGTAATATAAGTAAGGATTATAACTGAACTGTCGTATCTCTTCAATTCTGTAACTTGGTTGGTCAGGTGATAATCTAGTATCTGTTACAGCATACACTTCACCGAATTTACTGTCCATATCATTCTTAATCTCTTGTCTCCAATCACTTAAATACTGTGATGAAGAACAAGATGTCATTAATGATACTAATGCGAGAGGGAGTAACTTTTTCATCTTTCTTAGTTTTTAGTTGTTATTATTAAAAAATTTATTGTATCTTTGTACTATAATTTTTAGGTTGGGTGGACAACCTTAAGCTGAGGTGAGATTAATTACTATTATTGTTATTAATCGTTAAAGCACTCGGTAAGTATCTATAAATTACTTAGATATATCCACTTTGTTATTCCTTTATTATAAATATGCAGAACTTCTGCAAATGACATTAATTTTGAAAAATATTTTTTATTTATATTCTGTTTTTTTGGTTTGTTATTAATTCACAGTACAAAGATACTAATTATTTACAACTTGTCAAGTATCTAAGTAAAATTATTTTTATCTAATTATAAATTATATACGTTATGGTATTATAGACTGTAAATAAAGTGATTTAAGACACTATCTCACTACAGGTGGTATCAGTATATATCTTAAGGTGAGAAAGTCGCTCAGAGAGGCTTATATTACTTCGTTTGATAATTCATTATTATACATTTCAATAAATTCTTCGAAATCGAAATCGGTATCATCTTCAGTAACTTCTTCAATCAGCTTATTAACGTGAAGTTCTGGTGTTATTTTATACTTGGTGATAAAATTATCTTTTATTGTAGCTAACACTTCTTGAAGTTCATCATCAGCACAGATGAAGGAATCGTGGATTGTAAACGGAGTTATTTTTTTCTCACCTAGTTTAAACATAATCTCATCGAGTACCATATGACTTTCCATAGTTTGCAGTTGGATTGCTAATGTGTTATGTACTACCGAATTTACGTAGTATATATGAGCCATAATATTGGGGAACATTTTCTCAAACACATCTTTATATTTCTTAAATGAATGAAATTTGCTGTAAAATATTTTACATATCATTTCTTTGATTTGCTGACGTGTTTTCACCTCACCAGTCTCCTTGGTCCAGAACTCACCGAAAGTCTCGTATAACTCACCATTTTGAACCAAACGACCATATTCTTCCAACTCATCAAAAGAATTGAATAATTTATCATATTTAAGATGACAATATAAGAAGAATGGTTGTGAGTTCTTGATATCAATATGCCATAATACATCATCAGATATAATGAATGCCCTCAAATAAGACGGTAATGTTGTAAGATTAGTATCAAGTCGATTATTTGTTTTATTTCTTTTGAAATATAACCAACCATCATTGATAGATTGTACTTGCGTTTGATTTATGACCATTCTCTGTAATATACCTACAAGTTCATTCTTGGTGTCCAGAACACTTAGTTTAGCCTTATTTACGTTAAAATCATCTTTACACTCGATTATATCAATAATCTCTTCTTCACTGAATATAATGTTATATTTTTTAGCTAGTTCATATATTTCATTGAAAGTTTTATCAGAAATAGCTTTCATTGCGTCCACAACATTAATTCTAAAAGATTTATAATATCTGCTCTTTGCAAGTTCAACATTCTTAGCCCTTATTTTACGGATTTCGTAACGTTTCTTAACTATTTTTTTTATGATTGAAGCATCTGTAGCTGGTACTTTAACTGTTTTTCCAAGATAGTTTTCCATAATTCTGTAACTTTTAGTAAATGTTTTTCCTGATGTATGATTTGAGTATGAATCGTGACGCTCAATTAAACCGTTATCGATTAAAAAATCTAAAGCCTTCTTACTTCTGGCGTAAGAAGGTAATAAATTATTAATATTCTCTCTTGAAATTTGTACTCTTCCGTATCGTTTTGATACCGTACTTTTGAATTTTGATTGCTTACGAACGATTAAATCTATGATGATGTACAAGTCATCCTTGTGTTCGTAGTTACTATTCTCGATGAAGTCTCGTAATAGTTTGGTTGGGTAAAAGTTTGTTTCCATTTTTCATTTTATCTCTGGTTTAATTGTTATTAACTCCTCTGATTAGCTTTTACGTGGGCCAGAGACCAGAGGGTAGCTACTCCCTCTGGGTCCCACGGGTAGATTACTACCATTTGTTTCTTTATTATAAATATGCAGAACTTTTGTAAAAGTACAAAAAAAACTGATATTTTGAAAAATATTTTTTATTGTAATAAATAATTCGGATTCAACCTATAAAATAATTCAACAACATCAACTACTTCGTAAGTATCCTTTCTGTATGTCATTTTATTATTAACTTGGGTATGATAATAATGCTGCTTTGTAAACCCAACAGATTCTTTTAAATCTTCAAGAGCATTGATAGTATTAATTATGTTTCCGTTTTTCTTAATAATGTATCTCATCTAAATATTTTTTTTTACAAATATACCTAATTATTTCCAAATAATAAAGTCTTACTGTAAAATTAAGTGAAAAAAATACTGATGCGGAAAATATTAACCTTCTACAACCCTTGCTACGCTTGAGATACAGAGACTTTTTTATTTATTTTTACCGACATATAGAGGTTATACTAGTGTTCTATATGTAGGTAATTTATTCTTAAAAACCTTCTGAAACCCTTATCAATAAAGGGATACAGAGAAGTAATATTTTCCGCAGTAATAAAAATGACAAAAAACAACCCTATGAAAATAACTAATATATATATGGCATACATTCAAATAATATCGCAAACGCTACAAAAAATTATTAATTCACTTAAGAAATGACAGAATTGATAAATGGTAACTGGAATCAGACTATAAGTTATCAACTTGAACAACTATATGTGTTAATTGATAATGGAGTTATCACCATTGATCAGTTACAAGCAGCCATAGCTGCCATTACAGCCACTACTACAGTAACTGTGATACAAACTACATATGCACCACAACAAACGGTTTACATAGAACAAAAGACACCTTTACAACAACCTGTAAGTGTAGTATACCAACAACAAGTAATCACACCACAACCACAACAAGTCTATCTCAATAATGAACAAGCAAAAAGACAAGTATGTGGTCTACCATCACCAAAGGATGAATATTATGTGTGTGCTGCCGCAGTTGATAGATATATACAACATTTACGCGAAAATGATCTACCAGCGCCAGCTCAATTCAATTGTGTAAATACAGGTGCAAAAGCCGCAATATTAACTTCACGACAACAAAAACGAGGTTATACGGTACAAAAAATAGATGAAACTAAATATACTTATCAAGGTCTTGCGAAAAGAAAAAAATGATGGAAACCGATTTGATTACCAATTTTGATTATGTATATTCCAGCGATTGGGGGAAGATGATATATGATATAATGAAAAATGATGCAATTAAGATCCTGTTGTGGGAAAGCAAAGAAAAATATGAACTATGTGCTAAACAAATGAAAGAAACATATAATAAGATAGATACATATTCAGAATACCACGAACATTATCATTTATCATTTGATGAACTTCAATTACTGTTTCACAATACATTCTCAACACTAATGGAATATAACCGACAACATTATACAACATTTGAATAATTAACTTACAAGTAGTCCCCTCTTTATTGTCGACAACGGACTCTCCCCATTCCAACGTACACGGAGTGGGGATTTTTTTTATTATCTATATACTGATACCACTCAGTATGAGATAGTGGCTTAAATCGCGTTATTTTAACTTGTAGATGGACAAACTGTCCAAGATAATGTCCAAGTATAATATACTTTACTTGTTGTCAAATGTCATTAATTTTATTAAAAAAATATTTTCAAAAAATGTATAAATTTTTGGTCATTTGCGGAGTAGCACCATATTTATATTAAAGAGATAACAATTAATAATTAAAAAATTAAAAAATGTCAGAAGAAAAACTATCAAAATTTGACAAAGCATCCGCTATTGAGAGGATGTATTTATCAAAAATACCAGGTATCGTGTCATTCACACCTAGCGAAAACAGTGAGTTTCACGATGGAATTTGTATAATAAGCGGTTCATCTAAACAATATCAAACCATTATTGCTGAAGCAAAAGTAAGAACATTTGGAGTTAACAAATACCCAACAGCAATCATAGAGAAATCAAAATATGATGCACTGATAACATTGGTAAGACAATTAAACTTTGCTTATCCTGTATATTACTTCGCTTATTACCCACAAGATAAAATGTGTTATATATTTGATATGTACAACACAAAACACAAATTAACATTCAATATGCCACTACCATCAACCACAATGGGTTATAAAGGACTTGTGCCGACAGATGTGATTGAATATGACCTGAATGATGCCATCGGCAAATATAAATTAAAACAAATCTTCAACTAAATGATAAACACAGCACATACAAAGACAATTGTTGATACATATATATCAAAAAACTATGATAAACTTGATAAAATAGCTAAGAATATTCTAAAAAAACACCAGAAACAAGAAGAATCATCCAATCTTATATCTATTACATACTCTTATATCACAGATAAATTGGAAAAACTTAATGATAAGATTATCAATAACGAAGTTGAATCGATATTTGTTAATCATATGTCCAAACAAGTACATTGGGGAGTAACACAGTTCTGGAATGAACTCAATCCAAAAGGTAAACTGACATATATAGATGAATATGAATATGACGAAGCGGTAGATAATGAAGAGTTTGACGAGATGATTGAAAGAGAGATTGAAATAGAGAATAAACTAAACTATCTCAACGTAATAAAATATACATTACCATTGGATGAGAGAATATTATTTGATTTATCTATCATTGGACAATATAACTCTTCAGGTAAATTAGCGAAATATATAAACTTAAATAGAACTTGCAGCTATAAGATGTTGAAACAATTACGCGATAAAGTAAAATCTAACTACGATGATTTTAATTAATATACTATTTTATATAGGTTTATCTATACTCTGGATAAATGCTGAACCTATGATATACTTAAAGAGATATCTAGGTTTTAAGGAAGAGGAATATGATACATATACGAGCTATAAGAGAGCATTACATCGATTAATTAACTGTTTATACTGTAGTGCCTTCTGGGTTACTTTAATCGTCTCACAGAGCTTATATATGGCCGTTATAGTATCTGGAATTTGTTGGTTTATTGATAATAAAATTTAACATATTATCATAAATTAATTTTATGGATAATACCTTATACATAAGCAATAGCATAAAATATCATAATTAAGTATAAAGAACTCGACAATGGAACTTATAGAACAACTTAAAACACTTCTGGAAGAACTTGAAGGAAAGAATACAATAAATAAAGAACAGACTGACAGAATGTTCAACCTAAATAACACTATATTTCCTAACATTAAGGAACACGGAAGAACTTGTACAACCTGTAGGAGCCGAGTTTATAATCGTTTAAAAAATTATTATGCAGCTATCAACCCAAGTTCAAATTAATATATCTTATCTTATAGATAAATACGAATGCGGTAATGATATAAAGGATGATAAAGACCGATTGATATTAATGACCACACATAACGAGATAAATACAAATAAAGAACATAATCGTAACTGTTGTGCTTGTAGAGTAAGACAATTTAATTATATAAAACAATATTATGGGAAGAAAGAGAAAGAATAATAATGGTTTAGGGATGAACTTAAGTCAGAAGCATAAAATGTTCGCTGATGAATTGATTATGAATGGCGGTGTATTATACCAGGCATATCAGAAAGCATATCCAGAATGTACAGATAGAGTAAGAGCCTCTCAATCAGGCTGGAAGCTGGCCAATATGAATGAACGCATAAAAGAATATATTGAGCGTTCACGAGTAATGATGGCCGCTAATTTTGAAATATCGAGAGATAAGATAGTAGAAGAAATCATTGACCAGATAGATGCCTGTAAAGCAGAGGGTGATAGGAATAATCTTATAAAACTGTTGGATATGCTCAATAAAATGTCTGGACAATACACAACTAAACAAGAAGTTACACATAAAGGATTAACTATAAATTATATAACACCAAGTGATATAATTGAGAGTGATAATAATTTATTATACGATTGATTATATATGGAAACTAAGATTAATTTCCGCCCCACCAAAAAACAGAATAAAGTTTTTGAATTATTTAATGATTCAGATACAACAGAAGTTATATATGGCGGAGCATTAGGCGCAGGTAAAAGCTATCTGATTGCATCATTATTGGTGATGAAATGTCTTCAATTTGAAGGTATAAGAATTGGTCTTGCACGTAATAATATAACTACTCTAAAAAAGACTACAGTTACTTCAATCCAAGAAGTTATGCAAGATTGGGGTATTACACAAGATTATTATTCTTACAACTCACAAGCTGGTATTATAAAGTTTTTTAATGATTCCGAAATAATCTTAGTTGAATTGGATTATCTTCCATCAGATCCACAATATACGCGTTTAGGTGGATTATTATTAACCTTTGGTGTGATTGATGAAGCTGGTGAGGTACCAGCAAAAGGCAAAGAAATATTTCAATCAAGGATAGGTAGATGGCAGAATGCTAAATTAAAAGTTAAACCATTCCTCCTGATGACGTGTAACCCGTCTAAAAACTTTTTATTTACTGATTATTATAGACCATTCAAGGAAGGTAATTTAAAAGACTATCAGAAGTTCATTCAAGCATTACCAAGTGATAACCCATATCTGTCACAACAATATATAGATAATCTTAGGAATACTTTAACATTAAATGAACGAAGAAGATTACTTGGTGGTGAATGGGAATTTGCTGACGATGAAACATCATTATTCAAATACGAAGATGTAATGTATGCATTCGATCTATCAATGAATAATAATAAAGATAATATATATAGATTAAGCTGTGATATTGCATTCACCAGTGATAAATGCGTATATATGGTATGGGAAGGTACAACAATAAAGAAGATACATATTTCACCAAAGAATGATACAAAGACGGTTGAAGATACTATTAAAGACCTGTGTTCTACTTACAACATACGAACCGATAATATATCATATGACGCTGATGGTGTCGGTAAGTATCTAAGACAATATTTTCCTTCAGCAAAAGAGATACATAACAATGGTAAGACAATACTCAATGACGGTTATTCCAACCTTAAAACAGAACTATATTTCAAACTATCTGAATTAGTTAAAGATGGTAAGTTAAAAATAGAAGACCAATCATATAAACAAGAAATAATAGATGAATTAAGTGTGATAAGACATAAGTCACGAGATAGTATGCAGAATAAAGTTGAGTTGATATCCAAGATTGAAATGAAAAAGATATTGTCTTACAGCCCAGATATTGCAGATGCTATGGCTTATGGAATGATATTTCATTTAAAGAAGAATACAATGACCGCAAATAATTTCGTTTTTATGAATATATAAACTAACGAAATAAAAAAAAATATAATTATAGGTATGGAAATTCCCTTATATAAAATAGTCGTAGATGACACAAAAGAAACTGGACTGGACTTTATAAGTCTGGTTGATGAACCTGCTATTATTGAAAAAGGTCTATTCTTTAACAAAGAAATATTTGTTAAACCATCTGCTAATGAAAGCGAAAATGATTTCATTGAAAGATGTATACCGCAATTAATTAATGAAGGTAAAGACCAAGAACAAGCTATTGCTATTTGTTATAGCTATTGGGAAGGTAAGTTTGAAAGTGTCACAGATTATCCAGAAGGTATTAAAGATACAGCTCAGAGAGCTTTAAATTACGCTGAGGCTAATGGTTGGGGTGATTGTGGTACACCAGTAGGTAAACAAAGAGCTAATCAACTTGCAAAAGGCGAAGCCATAAGTCTTGAAACTATCAAAAGAATGTATTCATTTCTTTCAAGACATAAAGGTGGTGGTGCAGATAAAGGTGAATATGGTGATGGTTGTGGTAAACTTATGTATGATGCTTGGGGGGGTGACGCTGCTCTGACTTGGAGTGAGAGATATTTAAATAGTTTAGAATTAAATACCAATCAATATAATTTTCAATTCAAAAAAGAAAAAGATAAACAGATTGTGGTTGGTCCAGCAATGATACCAGATCTTCCAATTTATAGGTACGATAAGGATATGGGAGAGTATTATGTAATGTTCGATGCTAAGACAATTGAAAAATTAGCTGAGAAATTCAACAAGAATATAAAAGAATATAAAATAAATGTTGACCACGATAGTATTGTTAAGTCTGCTTTTGTTAAATCGAATTGGATTATTGAAGACGAAAAAAACGATAAGTCCAATTACTATAATTTCTCTTTACCGAAAGGTACTTGGATGGTTGAAATTAAAATTGAAGACGAGGAATTTTGGAATAAAGAAATAAAGAATAATGCTAAGTTCGGATTCTCTGTTGAAGGATTATTCGATCTGGAATATTCTGGAATGATAAATAATAATAAATTTAAAAAAGAAGAAAAAATGAAAGTATCTGAAATGAAACTGGCGTTGGCCGACCTTACACCAGAAGAAATTGCTGAACTGCAATCAGCTATCGCTGAAGTAGCTCCAGCTGAAATCGTTGCTGAAGTGGCTGAAGCCGTTGTAGAAGTTGTTGAAGAACAAATGAACGAAGGTATCGCTGAAGAAGTTAAAGAAGAAGTTAAGTTGGAAGAAATGGCCGTTGAAACTTATACTAAAGAAGAAGTTGATGCTAAGATGAGTGAACTTATGGCAATGATTGCTGAAGTTAAAGCAATGGTAGAAGGTGCCGAAGTAGTTGAAGAAGTTGTTGAGGCTAAAGTTGATAAATTCTATTCTCAACTTGAAATGCTGAATAAGCTTCGCAAGCTGGCTTAACTAACAAAAAATAAAAAAATATAATTACTTATATAAAAGTGATTTTAATAATAACTAAAAATAACTAAAAAAGAAAAATGAGTAAAAATCTTAAATTTGCCCTCTTGAACACCTCTACAACTAACCCTGTAGATAGCGCTCAAATCTATCACTCTGCCCTTATCAAGGGTGGTTCTAAATCTCTGTTCACGGCTATCGTTGATGCTAAGGACAAAGCACGTATCCGTAAGCACGACTTCGGAGACGTTCTGCAAGCTGATGGTTGTACTTTCTCTCCTTCTGGTGAGGGTGCTCTGTCTGAGAAACTGGTAGACCTTTGTACAATCAAAGTAAACCTTGAGTTCTGTCAGTCTACACTTGAGTCTTCTTTCGTATCTAATTCAATGAGAAGCGGTGCTAACGCAGCTGATTTCCTCCCTGCTGATTTCCAAGCTTATGTTGTTGACCAACTTGCCAAAAAAATGGATGCTGACTTTGAAAAACTGGTATGGCAAGGTGATGTAAGTAACACTGGTGGTACTTATCCTATTCCTTTGTGTGAAGGTCTTATCGGTCAATTCGCAGCTGACGGTGCTGTTGTTGATGTAACTGCAACCACTGTAACTTCTGCTAACGTAATCGCTGAAATTGCAAAAGTATACGATGCAATCCCTGAAGAAGTTAAATTCTCTCCTGAATTGAGAATCTTCGTGAGCACTAATATTCTTGCTGCTTATAAGCAAGCTGTAGCTGCCGCTAGCTCTGAGGCTTTCTATACCAAAGATGCTGAACCTACTTTCCTTGGTGTTCCTCTGGTACTTGCTCAAGGTCTGCCTAACAACAGAATGGTTGCTGCTGAACTGACTAACCTGTTCCTTGTAACTGACCTTGTGTCTGACTACGATGATATCAAATTGCTGCCGCAGGGTGATGTAACTGGTGATGACACTATCCGTGTTAAAGGTCGTGTTAAGTTCGCTGTATCTTACGCATTCGGTGGTGAAGTTGTATTGTACGCATAATCATCAATAATAAATTGATAAGAAAGGGGCTGGCTGAAAACAGCCGCCCCTTTTTAATAACAATAAAAATATTAAATAAAATAAATAAAAATGAGTTGCTGCACAACAATCACTGGAATTGAAAAAGGCTGTGAAAATAACCTTGGTGGAATCAAGAAATTTTATGTAGTTCCACTTTGCTATCTTTCAGCTACTACAGAATCCAACGGTACATTAACTGCTATATCTTTATCAGGTGGTACCACTATGGCTGAATATGAATTCAATAAGAACACTTCTTCTTATGTTGAAGAGGCTAATATATCTCTTGAAAACGGTTCAACCTATTACACTGTAACTACTAACTTGGTTATACCTCGTAGAGAAGTTGCTAAGAGAAATAGTCTTGCTCTGATTGCCGCTGGCCAACCTGACTTGTTCATCATAATGGAAGATGCTAATGGTCTGTATTGGGCACAAGGTCTTGTTAATGGTGCTAACCTTACTGCACAAGGTGAAGGTTCTGGTACTGTTAAGGCTGATGGTTCTAAATATTCTCTTACATTCCTTTCTGAGGAGCCTGAACAAATGTTTGAGGTTGATCCAACAATCATATCTGGTCT